GGATGCCGCAAATCCTGATGGACTTTTCCGGTATCGTCGTTATATGATCCTAAAAGAAAAAGATCAAAATCACTCGGAAAAAGCGATATTTGAACATTGGGATCATTACACGTTCGAGCAAAATTCCGTGTGGCTTGAACCTCACTCGGAGCAAAAAAAGGCAGACCGAAACTGCCAGTTTTATTATCTTTTATCGCATAAATATTGATATCCATTTAATTCTCCATCGTTTCATATTTACGTATGAGTTTTTTAGCCTTTAGCTTCTGAACCTGTTCACGGATTGACAAACGATCAAAATCGTTATCATCCGAAGACTGAGCATCACGAACACGTTTACGTTTAATCCTTTCTAGCTCCTGAGACTCCAGATCGCCAATGCGATCGAACAGTTTATCATAATACCGGGGAGGTTTACAAACGAGATCACGATCAACGACAACCTTATCATGAGGATAAACATCATCATGATATCTACCGATCCACTCGGCGGCGATCCCCGGACGACGAGACATGGTAACGTACTCAGGCTCACGGCCAGCATAATGATCAGCGGCCGACTTCCCGGTGATTTTTTTTACTACATAACGTGCTACATAAGCAGCACTCTCAAAAGTAACATCACCGACAGTACAAAAACCGTAACCCCAAAGCTCCTCCAAGCTCGGGGACCGATAGAGATTGACACCTGATCGCTTAGACCATAAATACTTATCAGGAAAATCATGACCAAATAAACACGCATGATGATGAGGACGCTGTAATAAATCTCCATACTCGCCACAATGAAAAAACCTAATCTGATGAGCATTATACTCATACAAAGGATCAATAGTTGAATAACGTTTACGCAAACGCTTCATAAACAAAACAAAATCTCTTTTACATAAAGATTTTTGTTTGTCAATAAAATTATCATTATAAGTCAAGGTGATAAAACAATTCTCATCATGCATAGCGGCTTCGTGAACACAACGAACGGCCCATTGACGAGACCTCTCTAAACGACATCCGACACACTGACCACAGGGTATAACAACGGGCATATCTACGTAACCATCCTGAACAGAAAAAACAATAGGCCATGCCCCATTTGCCTGCCTACCCTGTTTAGATCGATACGCAGTTTGCGGATGATAACACGGCACATGGTACCTCCAATCTGTAAAGTAAAATAATCAGCACACCTACCGCACTATCGTTTGGTTGCGGTTCATGTGTGTTGCGGAGTACCGCAACACACATGAATCCGCGGCGATTCAACAAGTCACCCAATCAAATTCGAAAACCTCCTCTCATAGGTCGGGCAGTATTTCGACTTTTAACATTCAACGCACCCGACCGGAATGCGCGCTTACTATGACTGCGAGTCATTTTAAATCTTTTACTCATCTTTACCACCTTTCTTTACACGAGTAAACAACTTTACAATTGCAAAAACAGCAATAATAATACTGTTAACAACTGTAAGAATATCATCAGGATTAAGATCACCCACAATTACCACCTCCGTTTAGGAGTGAATACAGGGGGAGACAACTTTTTACCCTCATTTAAAATACGCAATATGCGATCTATCAGAGGAATACGTTCACCCCATTTAGAATCATAGATCTCGGATTCGGCTTTTTTGCCGGGCTCTTCGAGATCCAACAACCGTTTTTCGATACCTAGTTTTTTGACCTGTGCAGATGTCAACCTCCTCCTCTCCCATTCAGTTTTAGTTTCAGCGAAAACCTTTTTAATGTTTTCGCGATTGACAAGAGCCTGTGCAGTCTCGCGAGCAGCAGCAGCAGAATTTAGAGCCTGTTGCGTAACCATGGTTTTCATATTTTCACCGATTTGAGCAACATTAGCAGCTGTCTGAGTTGCAAGCGAAATCGCTTGCGTCAATCCACGAGCAGGATTATCAGGAGTAAACATAACACCAGATGGAGCAGCAGCTCCGGTACCTCCCATACCGGAGAGGATAGGATTTAAACCAGCGGCACGAAGATCCTTAACTTCGCGTTGGTGTTGAGAAGACGCCATTTCACGCTGAAATTTCATCTGTCTTTCAGCGGATATAAAACCAGCCGCACTCGATGCGAGCGAGCCGCCAACCTCCAAAGCAGGAGCTAACATACCAGCCATAATACTCTCCGGTTAAAAGTGATCAATTAAACCGGGTACAGAATATACCGGCATAGGACGAGCACAATGCAACTGAATCATACTATCAAAAAGAAAGTGCGGTTCAGTTTGAACAGCAATAACACGATCAATAGGAGGGTCATCCTGAATAAAAGACGCATTCAAAGCCGGAGTTGATGCAAACTCCTGAGAGAGATGCCATACGTCAAGGGGCGTAGCAAACGTACTACGAAAACGACCAGTAATCTGAGACGGAAAATAGCGGTATTCCGCCCACCGCTCCTGATAACCAAAAACCTGCTCATCGTAAGCAGAAGATCCAGTAGCAAAAATCTCCTTCTGCAAAATCGCTTGTTCACCTAAATGAGCCAAAGCCGGCCAATAAAAATCATAACGAGTGCGCCGTGAAAACATGCGATTCAAACCCTGCTGATACGTAAGATCCGCCCGGACGTTGACAAGACCAATAATAATCGTATGCTCTGTAAAGCTTTTTGTAAAGCCGGAGCGACCGGTCGAAAGACCATACGCAGCGAGATTACCCTGCGGAGAAGTGGCATCAGTACTGGAAGTCTGCTGCACGGCGGAGATATTCACCCGCTGTGATCCTCCGCCAAGATATTCAGGACGCTGTAATCTGGCGTCCGGAGAAACAACACCGAAATGCGCTCGAATTATCTCGGTATACCGAGTACCGCCACGAGCATCACGCTCTAAAAGACGCTGTATCTGAAAAGCCTGACGAAGACTATTGATCGTAGCAGCAGTCGCATTTGTCAAATCACAGATGACATTCGATAAATTAGGGTCCTCGGACAGACCCATAGCAGCCTGAGACAGAGGAGCATATGTAGGAGATCCCTGCCAAGGAAGCGTCACATTACTAGCGATGGTATCCCAGTTAGCAGGATAATTCCAGGTCCCGTATTCATAGGTACCGTCTGTCATACCCATCGACTGGCCATTACCAATAACCGGAGCAGAAGTACCCAAGGGAAGCATGACACCCGGACCTTTCTGCGGCCACGGCAATGCAGACGTAAAATAATCATGCCTTTTGCCACGTCTTAACAAAACATAATCGGCAGGATCATCAGGACCATCATTGACATCAACGACAGCAGGGGACTGCAAATTCTGGTCGCGAAACCATTCATTCCAGATCAAATTATAGGCCCTATGCCACATATTAGAATGTTCAATACCTGCAATTTCAGTGGGAATACCCATATAATCGGACAGAGACCCGACAGCATAACCGCCAGCCGGTGAGGTCGCTTGCGGAAGTAAATAACTGGTAGTAGCACCAGGCGAAACTTGTTCACCATTAAATGCCTGCCAATGCTCCCATAACAAACGCATGGGAACGGCAAAATAAAAAGTCTCCATAAACAAATTATCCATAATAGGAACAATCGGAGTAGCAAGCCGCGCAAAAATCTGAACATCGCACTTAAAAGTATCACCGGGCAAAGCCTCGTCAACATAAAAAGGAACAAGGTACCCTGCATCGAAAGTCGTTTTATACCCATGCGATCGATCAAAAACTGATCGTGGAATCTGCACGGAAGGAATAGTAGAAAAATTATGGGTCATGACAGATTTCATGATTTTCTCCTTTTAGATATTCGGCGTTTTGAATCGCCAATCTTTTTAGCCAACTTTTTCATTTTAGTCAGTCGACTATGTGGATTTTTCCATCTCAACATCGACATAAAACCTCCAATTTAACACGTTAGTATTATAACATTTAGTGACACCACAATTCAATTAAAAAATAACAAACGGTGTCACTTGGCACAGTTACATCAAGTGCGATTACTGTGCCAAAGTTTTTTTGCCTCCTTTCGGAGGCTCAGGAACCCCGCTAACAACGGTTTTAGGAGGCTCTCCGAGATTACCCTCTGCTCCCTCCAACTTAACCTGAAGCTGGCCGTCATCGGCCATCTTTTTGAGCATATCACGGACTTTTTCAGGTTCTGAAACGATAGGCTTCTCGAAAAAACCGAGTTTCACACACTCATCGTGGTTCTGAGGATCCTGAATGAATTTGACAAATTCATGCGGACTATTGTGGAAACGATAACGGATCTCAGCCGGAATAGACATAAACGCATCAGTAGCGGCAATAATCGCGTTCTGACATTGCTGAAAATCGAAGCCGGTCGAGAAATCGTCATAAAAAGCCTGACGAGTCGCCCGGCCGGGATCCCCGAGGATACCGGTCTGCTCATAGCGATGCATAATTGTATTGATATTACATTCATCGCGAAAATGTTGCTGAGTCATCGAAGGTTGAGAATTGACAGATACAATCTTCTCACCTTCTGGTTTGTAAATAGATCTAATTTGCATGATCGACCTCCTGCTGGAGCAGTTTTTTAGCGGACATTCCGCCTATTAGGAATTGCGGATGCCGCAAATCCTGATGGACTTTTCCGGTATCGTCGTTATATGATCCTAAAAGAAAAAGATCAAAATCACTCGGAAAAAGCGATATTTGAACATTGGGATCATTACACGTTCGAGCAA